ACCCGTGCCTATGACCTGGGGGAGCCCGCACCCGCCGCCACCGAAACCGGCTGATGGCGGTGGCGGTCATCTCCGCCCGGTTCCACTGGACCCGCTCCGACGTGTTGGCGCTGCCGGCGTCGGAGTTTGATTTTTATCTCAAGCTCTGCCTGGAGAAAAACTAGCCCATGTCGTCCCGCGACCTCTCGGTAGCCCTCCGCCTGCTGGCCGATAGCTCAAGCCTTGACCGGGGCTTGCGCGGCGGGCAGTCGTCGGTGAAGCGCTTCGCCCAGGGGGTCAAGCGCGAATTCGAGATGATCGGCACGGCGTGGAATTCGCTCGGCGGCCGGCTGGCAACGCTTGGGGTTGGCGTGGGCGTCGCCGATCAACTGCGAAAGTCGGCGATGCTCGACAAGACCCTGCGTCAGACCGGCAACACCGCCGGCTTTACCGGCCGCGAAATCGCGGGCCTGCGGGGGGAATTGTTCGCGCAGAGCAAGATGACCGGAGCCAGTGTTGAGAGCCTGAAAGAGGGCTATGACGCCTACATCGCGGCGGGCCAATCGGCCGCGGCGGCGCGGGAAGAAATCAAGGCAACCAACATCGCCATGGCGGTGACCGGGGCCGATGCTCGCACCCTGGCCGGCGGCTTGACGGTGGCCGGCGAGGCCTTCCAGTTCAATCTGGAATCGCCGGGCATGGCGTTGAAGCTGCTGGATCAGATGGCCGTCGCTGGGCGGAAGGGCAACGCTGAACTCGAAAACCTGTCGGGCATTTTCAGCCGGGTCGGGGTCAACGCCGCCAGCGCCGGACTCGGATTCGAGAAGACTCTCGGCTTTATCGAAGCGCTGTCCCTGGTCGAGCGCCAGCCCGAACGGCTCGCGACCCTGGCCGATTCGACCCTGCGGCTGTTCAACAATCTGAAGTATTCGCAGAAAGCCACCGAAGCCACGGGCGTCAAATTCTTCGACGCCGAGGGCAAGCGCAAGGACGCTCTGGACGTGCTGAAGGAATTCCGCGCGGAATATCAGAAACTCAAGACCGATCAGCAGCGTGCCAACTTCGTGCAGGGCGCGTTCGGCGAGGCGGACCTTGACACCATCAGAGGACTCAGGACATTCCTCGGCGGTGACGCACTGGATAAAGTTACCGCGTTTGAAAAGGACATCAAAAGCGCGGGCGGTACGCTGGTCCGTGAATTGCCTGGGGCGCTCAATAATGCCATTGACCAAGCTGGACGATTGAAAACGGTACTGCGCGAGGCTGCCGACGGCTTCGCGCAGCCGATCAATCAGGCGATTGCCGGCGCGATCAAGTACGGCCTGGACACTCGCCAGATGTCCGGCGGCGAACTGATGGGCGCGGGCGCCGGGCTGGCGGCGGGCGCTTATTTCGGCGGCCGGATGTTGGGCGGAATCGCCGGCCGGGTGCTTCAAGGAGTCGGCGGTACCGCGGCGGGCGTCGCGACGGGCAAGGCGCTGGAATCGGCAACCGGTGTGCAGCCTGTGTTCGTGACCAACTGGCCCGGCGGGATTGGCGGGCTCGGTTCGGCCGCTGCCGGCGCGGGCGCCGCCGCTCTCGGCGCCAAAGTTTTCAAGGGCGGTCGCGTCGGCGCGGCCCTGCTGGGCGGCGCCCGGCTCGGCGCCATCCCGATGATGGGTAGCGGGGCCATGGCAACCGCGGGCGGTGCTGGCCTGGCCGCGTTCGGCGCGGGTGGCGCGGCCGGGTACGGTCTCAACCGCGCCACTCAAGGCTCGGCATTCGGCAATTTCATTGACCAGATTGCCGCCGGCATCGCCCGCAAGGTCAGCGGCAAACCCGACATCAACCGCGCCATCGAACGCCCGGATGCAACCCGCTTCGATGCCTCCCGGATGCCCGCCCAAATCGGCGCCGAGTTCGACCGGCGGCTCGCGCCCATGCGCAGCGACACGGCCGAGAGCGCCAGAACCTTACAGCGTATCCATGCCGACCAAGGCCCCGCCCTTCGCTCCGCGCTGGATTCCACCAGTCTGCCGCAACGCATTGCCACGGCCCTGGCCGTCACCCTGTCCAGCCTGCCCAGTCAGATTGCGGCGGCGGTGGCCTCCAACCCGCCGCAGACAGTAACCGTCAACGTCGCGGGGGGTATGGGTGGCGGCGGTGGCCGGCGGGATCGGCTCAATATGGACCTCGATAACGGAAAACTCTGGGGGGTCGGACAATGAGCGTCCCCGCCTGGAAAGCCCGTCTGCAAAAGGCCAGTTTCCGCGGCGTCGAATTCCTGTGGCGCGCCCAGGATGCCAGCGAAGGGCGCCGCACGGAGGTGCATCAATATCCCGGCCGTGATAATCCATGGGTTGAAGACCTCGGCAGCCAGGCCGGGGTTTACCGCATTGACGTCTTCCTGGTCGGGCCGGAGTACATGAGCGCGCGGGACCAACTCCGCGAAGCCCTGAACAAAGCCGGCCCCGGCGATCTGGTCCATCCGACTCTCGGCAAGCTGCGGGTTGCCGTCACCCGCGCCGATCTGCATGAGGACACTGCTGAGCAGGGCATGGCCCGGTTCGATGTCGAATTTACTCAGACCACGGAACCCGACGCCCCCAGCGCCAGAACCGACACGCCCGCCCAAACCCAGGGCGCGGCCAAGGTGGCGGCGGACGTGGCGGAAGAAGAAGCCGCGTTCTCGCTCGATCTTGACCAAGTGGCCGACTACGCCCGCCAGGCCGCGGGCTTGCTGGGCGGCAACCTGGTGCTGAGCGTGCTGGCACGGGTACGGCAGTACGCGCCCATCGGCGCCGTGTTTTCGATCACGGCCAGCGCTTACGAGATCATCGCCGGCGCCGGGGCCTTCATCCGCGATCCGGGGTCCTGGACTCATCAACTGCGCGGCATGGTCGGCAACTTCGGCACCAGCCTGGCCGGCGTGTTCGGGCCGTACCCGAGCCATAGGGATGCCCCGTCGGCAGCCCGGACCGCAGCGCAAGCGCAAGCGCGGGCGGCGGTTCAGGGCATCGGCGAGTATGGCGCCCGCCTCACGCCCACCAACCCGGACGCGCTCCGCCAGGCTCAGGCGCAAGTGAGCCAGGGCCAGGGCATCCCCGCCGCCATCGGTGCCGGCCTAAGCCTGACGGTTCCGGACATCAATCTGGTGGTAGCGCCGGGGGTGTCGCCGGGGCCGCAGACGGAAGCCATGACCCGCGCGGCGATTGGCGTGGCAAGCTATGCCCGCCGCCTGGCCCTGGTGGAAGAGGCGCGGCTCTCCGCCCTGTCCGTGTTTGAAAGCGCGGCCGATGCGCAAGCGGTCCGGGATGATCTGACCGGGCGCCTGGCGCTTGAAGCCGAAGCCGGGTCCGATGATGTTTTCGAGGCCTTCACCGCGCTCCGCATCGCGGTCTGGAATGACTTGACCGCCCGCAGCGCCGACCTGGCCCGCGCCGCCGTCTATACGCCGGCGGAGACGCAGCCGGCGATCGTGCTGGCCTGGCAAATCTATGGCGACGCCACTCGCTGGGAGGAGCTATGCCGGCGCAACGATATCGCCCATCCCCTTTTCGTGCCCGGCGGCGAACCGTTGCAGGTGCTGAGCCAATGAAGCCCGAGGTGACCCTCTTCGTCGGCGGCGAAGGCTACGGCGGTTGGACGGATATCGAAATCAGTATGGGCCTTGAGCAAATCGCTGGCAGCTTCGATCTGGCGACGACCGAGCGGTGGCCTGGGCAATGGCAGGCGCGGCGGATCGAGCGCGGCCAGGCGTGCCGGGTGGAGATCGACGGCGAGCTGGTGATCGAAGGCTTTGTAGATGACTGGCTGCCGAGTTACGACCGGGATCGTCATCAGGTGCGAGTGACCGGCCGGGACCGGGCCGGCGACCTGGTGGACTGCGCGGCCATTCATGAATCCGGTCATTGGCGCGGGGCCACCCTGCTTCAAATCGCCCGCGACCTGGCCGCGCCTTACGGCATTGAAGTGATGGCCGTCACCAGCCCCGGCGAGCCATTCCCGGATTTCGCCCTGCAAGAAGGTGAAACCGTTTGGGAGGCGCTCACGCGGGCGGCCGGAATGCGCGGCCTGCTGTTCGTGTCCGAGCAAGGCCGGGTGTCATTGCTGCGCACCGGGCAGGATCGGCACAGCACGGTGTTGGAGAAGGGCAAGAATATCGAAGGCGCCCAGGGCGAATTCTCGCTCCGGGATCGATATTCCGATTACATCGTCAAAGGCCAGCGCCGGGGCACGGACGACGACGCCGACACGCCGGAACTGCTATCGGGCGGCAGCGCTACAGTGAAGGACAACGGGGTCGGGCGCTACCGGCCGTTTATCGTGATCTCCGAGGAGCCCGGCGCTCCGAAGAATTTCGCCCGCCGCGCCCAATGGGAGCGCAATACCCGGCTCGGTAAGTCCATCCGCGCCCATTACACGGTGAGCGGCTGGCGCGAGAACAATACCAGCGGGCCGCTCTGGAGCCCGAATTTCAAGGTGCAGGTGCGGGACGAGTGGCTGGGGTTCGACGGTGACGAGTTGCTGATTGCCTCCGTGCGCTTCGTGCGCGGCAACGGCGGCACATTCACCGAACTGGAATTGACCCACCCCGCGGCCTTCGACCTTCTGAGCCAGCCGCAGAATTTCGAGCAGGCCCGACGCAAAGTCTCGACCGAAGCCCCGGCCGCCGCCGAATCGGAAAGCGACGCCCCGCCGCTGCCCGCCGAAGAGGAGGAAGAAGAGTGAGCCGGGCATTCTCCAAAGTGACCGCACCGCTTCGCCGGGGTCTGCGGCTGCTGGCCTCGCGGGTGACCGTGCAGCTCGTCGATGACGCGAAGGGCGTGCAGATCGCGCAAGTCTCGGGGCTGGACGGCGAGGTGCGCGAGGGCGTGGAGGTTTTCCGGCATTACGGGTTTACGTCCGTGCCGCTGGGCAAGCTGGAGGGGGTCATCGTCTGCCTCGGCGGCTCGCGGGATCATGGCGTGTTGCTCGGGACCGAGGACCGGAAAAACCGTCTGCGCGGTCTGGAACCCGGCGAAGTGGCCGTCTATCACGCCGAGGGCCACCGGATCATCCTGAAAGCGGGTGGCGAAATTGAAATCCACGGCACGAAGCTGACGATCAACTGCCCGGTTGAAATCCCGGACGATGACATCACGATTCAGGGCCGGGCGTTCATGGGCCATCATCATTCCGGCGTGCAGACGGGCGGCGGGAATAGTGGGGGGGTGGTGTGACGACGCCCGCGCAGAAGCTCCCGCCCATCAATCTTTGGACCTATCGCCAGGCGCTGGCCCTGGCCTTGTGGCTGGCGCTTGCCGATTTGGCGCCACCGCCAGTGGAGCCGCAATCGTGAGCGACTACCGCACCGCGATCATCCCCGGCCCCATCGGGCAACTGCCCGGCTTCGACTTGTCGGCCGACGGCTATCAACTGGCCGTCGATGACGGGCTCGAAACCGCTTGCATCCTGTCCCTGTTCGCCGATGCCCGGCCCCGCGGTGACGAGGATTTCCCCGATCGCAACGGGGACCGCCGCGGCTGGTGGGGTGATGATTATGCGGAGGTTCCGGGCGATGTGTTCGGCTCGCGGCTCTGGGTGTACGAACGGAGCCTGGCGACTCCCGCCACGCTGAACGGAA